GATTCCAGTTCACAGAGCCTGTGCCGACAGATAGAGATATAGGCGATATTCGAATAAGTTCTATCTCTTATTTAACTAATGAGCCATGGCCGCAAAATTAATTAATGAAAGGAGGTGGAAACAATGATAAACTGGAAAGTACGTTTTAAAAACAAACGCTTTGTACTAGCGTTTATAGCAGCTTTATTGTTACTTATTAAACAAGTTGCAATGTTGCTAGGATATAATCTAAATACTGAAATGTTCAACACTAACATTAACGGAATTGTTGACACAGTATTTCTTATGTTAGGTCTACTAGGAATAGTCAACGACCCAACAACAAAAGGTTTTTCAGATAGCGAACAAGCACTATCATACGACAAACCAAAACAAGACTAATGATAGTCTTTTTATTTTATTCAAAACACAGGAGGAAAAGAATAATGGTTAGAACAACAGATTTAGTAAACGAAGCAAGACGTATAGCAAATTTAGGAATAGGTGTTGACCAAGACGGAGCATATGGAACTCAATGTGTAGACTTACCGAACTATTTAAGCTCTTATTTCTTTGGAAAAACATTATGGGGCAACGCAATAGACTTGCTTAACAGTGCAGCAGCATTAGGATATAAAGTTGAATATAACGTTGTAGGAGACCTTAACAGTAGACCAAAAGCTGGAGCGGTATTTGTAATGGACACTACATATACAGCAGGACATTCATATGGACATACAGGACTTGTAATTGAAGATTCAGACGGATACTTAATGAAAACTATTGAACAAAATGTTGACGGTAACTGGGATAGCTTGTATGTAGGAGGCCCTGCGAGATATGTAACAAGAGATTTTGAAGGGATTGTAGGGTGGTTCTACTATCCTGTTAACGATACTGCTGTAAGCAACCCTATTACAACTGATTTATATGAGTTAGATAGACCGAGAGTATTTACAGTTGGTGTTAATGAATTAAATGTGAGGTCAGCTCCTTCAACAAGTGCTGAGGTGGCAGCAACCTATACAGCAGGAGAGGAGTTCAACTATACTCATTATTGTTACGCTGACGGGTATGAGTGGTTGTCATACGTGAGTCATAGCGGTGAACGTCGATATGTTGCAAGCATGGAACTAGAAACAGGAACTGACTACGGATCATGGAGATACTTGTAATTTAATATAATTAATGATAAAATATATGTAGATGAATATTTTTTATATTTTATTCCCTTTAGAGCCTACCTTAACGGGTGGGCTTCTTTTTTTATGTTTTGAAGTGTTTTTTATAACCCGGAAATATGTTATAATATAGTTGTTAAGCTTAACAAACTTTTCATATTAACTCCCTTATTTGTTATTACCTACCAATTAATTTTGGTAGGTCTTTTTTTATGTCTATTGAGATAGAAATATTTTAAAATTTCCGTTAAAAAAGTATTGACAATATACCTTATATAGAGTATAATTATAGTACAAGGTAAAGAAAGAAGGTTGAAAACAATGACAGTAGACAAGTTAATTAAAGAAATAGAAGAATTATTTGAAACAGATATCACAGATTACAGAATTTCTAAAGATACTGGGATCACATTAAGTGTTATCCAAAATTACAGAAATGGTAAATACGCATTAGAGAATATGACATTAAAAATAGCTAAAAAATTATACGAATACAAGGAGAGATTAGACATGAGAAACTACGATAAAATGATGATAATAGTAAATGAATTAGTTTTAGAAGACGGAGCAACAGTTACATACTGGAATGGCAATAAACCTAACGATTGTACTTGTTGTTATTCAGTAGATGAATTAAAAGCACATTTAGGACGAATGGAAGAAGACGACTATGAAGAATTAGTTTTCCAAGTGGATTTTGAAGACGAAGAAAAAGCATATCAATTCTATCTTAGTGACTATGATAATGTTGTTAATAAAGAAAGTTTTACAATAAGTTTACTTCACAACACAAGATAAAACTTATATTTCTAAGTGTGCAAAAAATGTGCTAAACATAAATTTATATGATGTTATATGAAAATATCAGCAGTTAAAAATACTGTTAAATCAACCATATAACATCATGTGTTTTTATATAAGATACTAGTAATATAATGAAAGGGTTTATGGAATAAGTCGTTAAAAAATTGATATAATAGCGATTGTAGATTTATAAAAACCTTTGGTGTGCATTTAGTGTGCAACAATAGTTTATATATAAAAAACCATAAGAATATATACAAAAAATTAAGGCAGTTTAAATAACTGCCTTTTTTAAAATTCTATATCTCTAAATACGTCTAATTCTTTTTGTTTTGCCTTTTTAGTTTTATGAATATACACAGCTCTTGTAATCTCTGTTCCTTTGTGTCCTAGTCGAGCTGAGATTAATTCTAACGGGATATTCATATCCAAACATAAACTAGCGTGTGTATGGCGTGTTTTATGAAATGTAAATTTAACAGAGTGAATATTATCTCGAGTCCATTTACTAACCGCACTATATGAGTTGTAATCACCGTTATACTTAGGAAATAGTATCCCATTGTTTGTATAATAACTGTGCATATCAGCTTTAACTTTATTCATCTTAACTCTATTGTTAAGGATCTCTTGGCATTTATTGTTAAGCGATATAATTCTATTAGACTCATACGTTTTAGGAGCTGAAATATTTTTAAACTGGTCTATCGTCTTATCAATTCTAAGTGTTCCATTTTCAAGTATGTCATTTTCTGTCAATGCCAAACACTCGCCAATTCGCAACCCGGAATTAATCATGAAGTTAATCATGTCATGATAATACTGATTGTTCTCAACTTCATTTAATATCTGTTCTATCTCTTCTTTTTCGAAATATTTTCCGTCGTAAGATACTCTATGCTCTTTATAATCTAACTTGTCTAACCACGCTATATTTTCTATATAATCTAGTTTATACATCATTTTAAGGACTCTTTTAAAGAACTTTAAATAAATGTTATAGTTATTATTTGTAGTAGCTATCTTTTTTATTAGCGTATCTAAATAAAGAGAGTTAACATTTAATAACGGTATATCAAATTCGGTACGTTTTGTTTTGTTGATACGACTTTCATATAATTTGTAAGTGCTAATTTTTAAATCATCTTTAACTTTTTCTAGATACATTTCTAGTGCTGTAAAAAATGATATTCTTAAGTCAATAAATGTTTCTTCTTTAAGTTTTTTCTTGCGTAAAATCTCACTAGCTAATTTGTCGTTTTTTTTATCTAACAATACTGATATTGTTTTCGTTTTTCCCGACACATCTTTTACACGTGTTCTATATAGATATTTTCCGTTGTCTTTTTTATCTATCCACATAATAACATATCCTTTCTTTAAATATTGATTATCTTTTAAAGGTATGCTACAATAGTGTTATATCGAGGGTTGAAGCATACCTCAACTTATTCTATATAATAGAGTTAAGTTAAAGACTTTGTAAACATTGATAAATTTATCACAGTTGAACTCACAACTCTTGGCGGGGCGGTGAGTTTTTTTATTTACTCAAAATAGTTAGGGTAAGCAGCGTTTCTGTTAACCTCTAATAGTTTATTTGTTTTTTCTTCGGAATACAGTCCGTTTTCTGGATTGTATTTGAAATAAATAGCTTTATAGATTGTACTATTTAACGTTATGTTGTAAATTAACACACTCCCATTATCTGTTGTAAGAGTCGCTCCGTTATCTAAATAAACTTTTAAAACTTTGAACTTACCTCTATTTCTTTGATTGAAGACAAAATCGTGGAACTGTCTTTGTGATAAGAAATTAAAATCACTTACCGTCATATCCATTTTATAAACACCGTCAGTTTCAACAGTTATTTTTCCTGGATCTAATATATTAGACACTCTCTCAATTCCCTTTTGTTCAGGCGTCTTTTCTTGTGGTGCTTCAGCTTTAGTAGAGCTACACCCAGTTAATACTATAGATGATATTAATAATACTTTAAATAAGTTTTTCATAATAAATTCCTCCTGTGTTAAATAATATAGCGTTCGTATTCTTGCTGCAATGCTAACATTCTTTCATAAGATTTACACTTATTAAATATTTCAAATAAATCTTTAGTGTTTCCTTTACTATAATTATACACTAGTTTTTTAGCGATATTATTATAAATGTTAAAATTATATTGAAAGTAATTAACAAGTCTTGTGTATAATGCATTTTTGCTACAACCAAACGTATTTAACATTCTATTAAATGAATATTGTTTATATAGACACTCGTCAAGAGCTTCGTCATTGATAAGTAATAAACTAGCTCCGACATTCGCTTCTATTTCATGTAGCGTGTGACGTTCTATGTCAGATGAGAAGTGACGACTATTGTCTTTGAAATGCATTAGACAATGTGTTATCTCGTGCATTAGAGTAAATGTCTTTCTCTGACGAATAGCATTATCATTAATTGAGATAATGAAATAATCATCTACTTTATCAGCAAACCCGTCAACCATTAATTTATTAAATTTAGGATATTTGATAATCACATTCATATTATCTTCGCAATATTCACTTATATGATAATGTCTAATGTGTGACATGGGTTTATTATAATGTTTAGAGACTCTCTCAATAAACGGATATATCTCACGTTTTATTCTATTATATTCTTTTTGTTCGATATTGAACATTTATTCACCCCTTTGTTTCTTGCGTTCAAGGATCATTAATCGATACATATTTTGATAACGTTCTAATTCTTCTAACATTTCTTTTGTATCTTCTTCAGAAAAACCATCTGTGTTCATTCTAAACATTGTGCCGTAATCTTTATTCTCTCTACCTAATAAATAATCAGTAGTTACGTGGAAATAATCAGCAACTAATGTTATTTTGTCGATAGAAGGTTTAATAGATTTCCAACGGTATAATGTGTTTTTCGGGAAACCGATAGCCTCTTCGATTTGATTAAATGATACTTTTCTATTATCAGCTAAATATTTTATCCTTTCATAAAGCATTGGTATAACAACCTTTCTAAGCCTTACAAAAATTTTTTTAACAAATATGCTAAAAATCTATTGACAGTATTTAACATATATGCTAAAATTATATTTGTAAGTTAATAAATTTGTTAACAAGCTAACAGAACTAATTAATTAAGTAACGCTCGCCAAAGTGAATTTAATAATTATTCGTTAGGCTCTTTAACATACCTATATGTTATCAAATATGATAAAAAATGTCAATAAAATTAACTAAATTTGTTAACTTACTTTCTAATAATTTTTATGAAAGGAGTTAAGCAATGACACCAGAGTTACAAGAATGGATTTGTAAAGTGCGTGTCGAATTAGCACGCAAGAATTTAACGAGAACTAAACTAGCGTATGGCATAGGAGTTTCAAAGCCGGTAATCTCGGATTTACTAAATTACGGGAAAGGCTCACAAAATGTCATTCACAAAATTAACGCTTTTTTAGGGATCAAATAGGAGGGGTTAAATGTTAGAGACGATTTGGTTAAACCCAGAACGAGCAGCGAAAATATTTCCCAACATAGGAACAACTAAATTTAATAAATATAAAGATGAGTTTATAAAACTGTGGGAAGCGGGATATTATCCAAGAGAAAGTTATTTAAGTGAATGTAAAGGGATAGAGATAAAAGCTTTCGTACATTACCTATCGTGGAGAGATTATTTTCAAGACACAAATTTAATTAAAGAAATAGAACTATTTAAAGGAGTTTGGCAATGAAACTAAAAATCAAGAAAGATAAATTACATTATATATACTGGACTATCGCAGTTGTAAGTATTTGTTTTCTTACATTAACAAACATTGACTGGCAGTTAGTCGGAGGAATAGCAACATCTAGTTTGTTGTTAATACAAGCACTTTTCGATAAAGAGTTCAGTAAAAAATATTTTGAATAGGAGTTATAAATGAAACAACATTATGATTACTTCACACCCATTATTGAGTGGGCTGAGGAAAGAGGAATATTAAAACATGGTAGGTTGAGAAAACAACTACTTAAATCTACTGAAGAATGCACAGAACTACAACGAGCGATTGAAAGCTACGAAAACGGAGATAAAGAAGCTATTAATGAGATTGAAGACGCAATAGGAGATATATATGTGACGTTAGTAATCTCAACGCACATGAGATTTAAAAACGCTTATCTGTTGTTTAAAATGATTAAAACTAGAAACGAGAAATTTCCATTTGAATGTGATGTCGATTTCTACATTGACGAGTTAAAAGAGTTAGACACAACGCTATATAAATTATATACAGCTGAGATGACGAAAACAGCAGACTTATTCATATTCAAATATGTAGACTTTCTAAATCACATTGCTAATGACTATAACTTACAACTCGTTGATTGCATAAACACAGCTTACACTACTATCTCAAAAAGAAGCGGTAAGATGATTGACGGTACATTTGTAAAAGACAAATAAGGAGGAATAATAAATGAAAGATAAAATAAACCCAGAGCATTATACAACTAACGGAATAGAGTTCATAGACTTGATTCAAAACGGTGTAGACGATTTCGGAAGTTATTGTCAAGGAAATATCTTGAAATACTCATATCGAGCTAACAAAAAACACGATACACCTAATACTGACATTGAAAAAACAATTAGATACTGCGAATTTTGGTTAAATCACTTAGAAGGTAAAAAGGCTAGTGATCCACGAAAAAAAGAAAGTTTAGCTACGTTTGACAAACTAAATGAATTACTTTCAGACCAGGAAATAGATTTTTTAAAAGATAAAAAAATAGTTCATATCAGAGTTGGAACTGACAATTTAAAAATCGACGAAGAGGACGCAAAGAACGTGATTAATCTGTTGGGGCGTGCGATATATGAAGACTAAATTATCTGAGAAACTAACAGAGCTGAGAGAATTGTCAAATAGACTAGATGAAGCGAAAGACTCACTAGACTTTAACAAAGAAGAAAAGAAACTAATTAAAGAAGTCGTTGATATTCTCGACAATAAAGTTTATGAGTGGGAAGAATTAAAGAAAGAAGAGGGATATTAATATATGGTAAAACAACAAACAAATTCAGTTATGAAAAAAATTCAACAAGCTCGTATAGAGTGGTTGAAAGAGCCTAGAAAGAAAAGTAAATATAATAACTTTCAGAAATATAATTACTTTGTGTTAAAAGATATTTTACCGCCGGTAAATAAGATATTTAACGAACTGAAATTATACAGTCACTACAACTTATATAAGGACCATGCAGCGTTAGTAATTACTGATACTGAGACTGGAGACTCAATTAAATATAAATTGCCAGTACAACAAATCGAAAACCCGACAATGCAACAAATCGGAAGTATTAACACATATGCTAAAAGATATTTATATATGAACGCTCTCGAAATCGAAGAAGAAGAAGACGGGATTGATAGCACGGATCAAGAAGAAGTAAAAAAAGAAACTAAAGAGGAGTTAGTTAAAAAAATCTCTGAAGCATTAGGAGAGAAGAAACTGGCTACATGGTTGAAAAATGCTAAAAAAGAGAAAATAGAAGACTTTACAGAAGAGGAGTTAAATAAAGTATGGACGAATTACTCAAAAAATACCAAGAAATAAAACTAGAAATGAAGCTGTTAGAAGCTGAAATAAAAGAAGAATTTTTAAAACTTAATACAGAAAAATATGAAAGTGGCGATTTTAAAGTTGCTAAAAAGAAACCATATATCAGACAGTCGTTTGACTCTAAGAAATTTAAGGAAGATAACCCGATTTTATATATGGAATACATAAAAGAAACGGAAGTAAAAGAGAGTGTCGCTATTTCAGTATGATGACTTAACACACACATATACTTACATGGGGAAAGTAATTCCCTCAGTAACACAATGTATTAAGTTAATACTTGGCGACCGTTACGGAGATGTGCCAAGAAGTGTATTAAAAAAAGCTGCTATATACGGTACTAGAGTTCATAAAATATTAGAAGATTTAGAAGACGGGATAGAATACAGAGACTTAAATATATATGAACGAAACGCAGTTAATCAGTATAAGAAAATAAAAGATTTCAAAACACTAAAAAAAGAAATCTTTGTAAACTATAAAACCACATATTGCGGCAGGGTTGACGGAATAGGAGAGAATATCATTTACGATATTAAAACAACGTCAAAGCTTGATATAGATTACATAAGTTTACAGTTATCGCTATACTTACTAGCTTACGACGAGGAGAATTACTCGAATTACACAGGTTATGTGTTGTGGCTGCCAAAAAGAGATGTAGGGAAAAAAATTGAGATACCACTCAAGACTAAAGAGGAAATACTCGACATTGTGGAGTTGATAGAATGTTTATTTTAAGAGATTATCAGAAAAAAATAATTAAAGATACATTTCAAGCTTTACATAAATATAACGCACCGTGTGTTGTTGCTCCGTGTGGATCTGGTAAGAGTGTTGTAATTGCTACGATAATAAAAATGTTCACAGATAGAAAAGCTAATGTGTTGTTTTTAGTACACGTAAAAGAATTACAAGAGCAAATACGTAATACACTTACAGCTGCTGGAGTTAATCTCGAATATGTCAACGTAGCAATGGTACAAACGCAAGTTAGGAGAACGTCTGACACTACAGATTATAAATTAATTGTGACTGACGAAAATCATCATAGTTTAGCTAACAGTTACGTTAAAATCTATGAGCGTTACTCAAAAGCAAAGCGTATAGGATTTACAGCAACGCCGATAAGATTAAACGGTGGAGGACTTGGAGATGTTAACGACATTCTCATTGAGAGTGTTAGCGTTAAATGGTTGATAGAAAATAAATTCTTAGCACCGTTTAAATACCTCGCTCCGTCGGTAATTGATAGCGAAAAGTTAAGGATCTCTAAGGGCGATTACTCAAACAAAAGTATTGACGGAAGCTTTAAAAAATCAATCTTAGGTGACGTAAATAAAATATACAATAAATATTTAAGTGGTTGTAAAACAATAGTTTACTGCCACAGCATAGAACACTCTGAAATTGTCGCTGAGACATTGGGCGGTGTGACATTACACAGTAAGATTGATAAAAGCCAACGAGATAAAATTATTAATGATTTTAGAACAGGAAAAAATAAAGTCTTATGTAATGTTATGGTGCTTGGCGAAGGCTTAGACGTACCAGATTGTGACGCTGTGATACTGTTAAGACCGACAAAATCATTATCGCTGTTTATTCAACAGAGTATGAGATGTATGAGGTATAAACCGAATAAGCAAGCAATCATAATAGATATGGTTGAAAATTATAAAGAGCATGGTTTGCCAGACACACCGAGAACGTGGAGCTTAGAGAGTAAACCGAAGTCAAACACACCAACGGTAAGGTCACAAATGTGTATTAACTGTTTATCAGTATCAGAAACGATTAAAAACCCTTGTCAGTATTGTGGTTATGTGAAAGAAGTAAAAGAGAACAAACTTAACGTAATAGATGAGGACTTCGAGTATAAAGACATAACAAAAATTAAACTGGAATATGTTCCAGAACTTTCAGAAGTTAAAAACATACAGGATCTAAAAAAAATACAGAAAGCTAAAAATTATAAACCTGGTTGGGTTTATCATCAAGCTAAAATAAGAAAATTTTTATAATATAAAGGAGATAATAACATGGCAATTAAAATGGAATACAAAACAGGATTTACAGTAACACCAGAGGGAGTATATACAGTTTTACTAGATGACATCTCAATTCTAACAGCTAAGAACGGGAATGAGTATTTAGCACTTAGATTACAAGTTCAAGACAACCCGAATGTTAACACAATTAGAATGTCTTACTGGCAAAACGACGAAGGCGATTATAGATTATTCGACTTAATGAATATAGCTAAGGCGTTCGGAATACCAGAGGACACAGAGTACCAAAGCTATGACGAGTTTTTCGCAGCACTTTCAGAATTTTCAGAAACACCATTCTCAGTACGTGTTGAACACTACACAAGCCCTAATACAGGTAAAGTAAGTATTAACTTACGAGATATCAAAGCTGTTGACGATATGGAAAACTTAGTCAACCCGTTCATTTAAGGAGTGATTAAATGATACCTACAGAGTTACAAAACTTAAAGCAATGGTGTTGCTATAAGTTAGTTGAGCAGAAAAACACAGATAAACTGAGTAAGCTGCCAATCAACCCAGAAACTAAAAAAGGTGCTAAGAGTAATGATCCTAGCACATGGGTTGATTACGACACAGCTCTACTATATGCCGACGAGTATGACGGGGTGGGGTTTTTCTTCACACCCCCATACGTTGGAGTTGATATCGATAGCGTGAATTTAGAAAAAATCGATACTAAAACACTTGAGATTATTAACACTTTAGATAGTTACACGGAAATATCTGTGAGTGGTAAAGGTCTACACATTATAGTACGTG